CCTTCCAGACATACCCGGCAGAACAGCCGACGATCCGGCCGATCTCGGCGCTACTGGTGTTGGCCATGGCCAGGGTGATGATGCGTTGGTCAACGGCTTTCGGCTTGGCCTTGTAATCCCGCTCAGGCTCAGAGGCGCCGAAGTAGCGGGCCTTTTCGTAGACGCTGCAGACGGTCCTGCCCAGGCGCTCGGCGATGCGGCTTGCCGGCCAGTCCGCCTGGCGGTAGTGCGCCAACAGGAAGTCGGTGTCCTCACGGCTCCAGCGGATGCGCGGTTCCGCACGTCCACCGAAGAGATCAAGCTTGGCGAGTCGTCCCGAGACACTGGCGCGGGTGCGGCCCAGCATTCTGGCGATCTCGCCGACGCTGTGTTGATGCGTCTCCCACGCCTCGCGCATCCGCCGCTCTTCTTTGGGGGTCCATTGGGTTCCTTTCATGCGGCCTCCTCAGACGGCGAACTTGTCGGCTTCGTAAGGGGTTGACGGCTCTCTCGGGAACTCGCGGTGATAGGTCGCGATGTTCTCGGCGGTTGCCGGCTTGAGTTGCGAACGGCTCAGGTCACACACCACGTTGACCGTGCCGACTTCCCCATCACGCTGTTTGGCAACGATGAGCTCGGCGATGCCCGGGTAGTCGCAGTCACGGTTGTGCTTGGCTTCGCGATAGATGAACAGGATAAGATCAGCGTTGTGCTCCAGGGAGGCCGACTCGCGCAGATCGGACATCACCGGTCGCTTGTCGCCGCGCTTGGTGTTTTCGCGGTTGATCTGGGCCAGAAGAATTACCGGGCATCCGAGCTCCTCGGCTAGGATCTTCGACGACTTGGAGACCTCGGCCATCTGCTGTTCGCGCGGGATGGTCTTGTCATCCGGCTGGACGATACCGGCGTGGTCGATGATCACGCAGCCCAGCTCGCCGTAATGCTCCTTCCAGCGCTTGGCCGCGGCGCGTATCTGGATCGGAGTCAGACCAGGGCGATCGTCAATCACCAGCCCCGCCTCGCGGGTGGCGACGATGCCGGCGCTCACCCGGGCCCAGCCCTCGTCATTCATGCAGCGTCGTGGATCCTTGAGCGCATCGAGCTTGACCCCGGTATGTGAGCCCATGACCCGGTTGAGCACCTGTTCCTTGCGCATCTCAAGCTGGAACATCACCGCCGGCTTGCGCTGGCGAAGGCATACGCTGTCGAGGACGTGAGCGGCTACTACGGTCTTCCCCATTCCCGACTCGCCGCCGAGAATGATCAGATCCTCGGAGTGCATGCCGCTGGTCTTGGCATCCAGCTCCGGGATGTTGAACAGCAGGCCCATGGGGTCGATGCGTCCGCTGTGGCGATCCTCCAGCTCATCGATCCAACTGGACAGCCAGTCCTGTACCGGCTGCACCTTGCTGGCACGCTGTCCCATCACGCCGGCCAACTTGGCCTGGGCGCGATCGATAAGGTCAGGGAGCTGGGTGCCTGGCGCCTTGACCTGGTCACTCACCTCGTCCAGCGATATTTGCAAACGACGGCGTAAAGCCTTGTCGTGCACTGCGGCGCCGTAATGCTTGGCATGCTCCGGGGTGGGCGTGCTGCGGACGAGAGCCACCAGGCCATCGAGTCCGCCGTAATGGTCGGCGTGGTCGATGACAAGTTCATGGAGGGAGATAACGTCCACGCGGCCGGCCATGGCCAGTTGCTGCATGGCTGACCACATGGCGCGATAGTGGGTCAGATAGAAATCCTCTACCGCCACCACGTCGGCCACCACGTCAACCTGTGAAGGATCCAGCAGGCATGCCCCGATCAAGCTGGCTTCCGCGTCTTCGCTGTAAATCATGCGACTTCTCCCTTGAAAATCTTCACCGTCTCACCCTGCTTCACCGCCCATGACAGGCGGCACCAGCGCGCAGCGTCCTCGCGCTGCACGCGGTCAACCTGGGCCAGGCGGCGGAACACCTCGCGGTAAAACTCGACGCCCTCCTGCTCCTCGATGAATACCGGCTTTCCGGTACTGGCCCGCGGCTTGGTTCTGAATGCCTCCCATGCGTTGGCAAGGGCCTGGAAGCCCTTGCTGTCAGGCGTCCAATCCTCGGGGCTGATCTTCTCGATATGCGCCGGCATCTCGGTATTCCAGGCGTCGATGATGGCGGCGTGCGGGCAGCGTTCGGAGACTTCATCGAGCCACCGCTGCTGGTTTAGGTAGGTGCTGGGGTGCATGGCGTCGAAGCCGAGCTCACCGGTCCCCAATCGTGAGGCGATGTTGTCGGCCAGCCTCTGGGCGAAGGCGGTAGGGTCGCTGTGTTTCTTGGCCTGGGTCTTGAAGGCGGTCTCGGCCTTCTTGCGATTCTTTTTCGGCAGCCCTGCGTTGTAGAAAATTTCGAAGGCAGCGCGGTGCGATTGCACATTTCCTAACCCGTTAGGGTTAGGTATGTCTTTCCTGTCTTTAGAAGGGAGGTCATTTTGACCTGACTCAGACAGGTCGTTTTGACCTGAGTCGGGTCGTTTTGATTTCTGCTTCGGGATGACTCTTTGCGGGGCCTTTAGATCCCACTCGCTCAGGTTCTTGTTCAGCGATACAGGAGACCGGCTGCCGCCATGACGCTTGATAACGCCCTTGCCGATCAGGCCGCTCAGCACCTTGGCCGCCGTATCCTCGTGGATTCCGGTGAGCTTTTCCAAGATGCCGCCCGTGATCCTCGCCGACTTACGGTTCCAGCCATAGGTCAGTCGGATGACGATCAACACCACGCGGCGTTCACGATCGGTCATCGGGAAGGCGTCGTTGTTGCAGACCGCCTCAAAGAGATCGTTATTGATGCGAGTGAAGCCATCTTCCAACTGCGGTCTCCTTGGCGGATCACAAGGCACCTGTTCTGGCTCCTGACCGGGGAAATATGCAACGCTGCCCATGGTCAAACCTCCAGCTCATCGGTGACACGCCTGACGAACTGGTCGTAGGTTTCGGAGAACTGAAATCCCGCCGCCTGCATGGCTTCGCGCTGTTGCTTGGCAAAGTCATACATGGCCCAGCGATCACGCTCTGGAAGGCTTCGATACTGCGCATAGCTCGGCCAGGGTCCTGCCACAACGGGCAATTCAAAGCGGGGGTGCTGGCGGTTGCGGCCATGTGCTATCTGCATTAGGCTTACCTCGTGGTCTGTTGCTACATCGAAGCCCGGCATGCTCCCCAGCAGCGCCGGGCTTCCTCGTTATGCCGAGGCCGTATCCGGTATCTCAACAAAGATGTCAGGGCGGATCTGGTCCGGCGACATGCCGGTAATCCTGGCCACCTGGCCTACCCGCTCAGCGGGAACGCGCGACCACTGAGAAATGGCCTGCGACGAGATGCCCAGCGCCTCAGCCAGCGCTACCGTTCCGCCTGAGGCTCGCAGCACGGTCATCTTAATTTTCTGAAATGCATTGCTGTCCATCGCGAACCCTCCTAGTCTGATGCTCATAGGGTAAGACATGCTTACAATAACAGCAAGGAGGCGTCATGATTTCTTACATTGATGAACCCTAGCTGGCCAGAACCGTATACGCCGGTCACTTCAAGCTGCCGCGTCATTGGCACTGTGGTTTTTGCCGGTAGCGAGGTGTAGCAAGCCGACGCTCTTATCGCTTACCAAGAAGCCGCCCACGAGGCGGTTTTTTGTGCCCTGAGAAAAGAAATGTCAGTTTCTCTTACATCCGGCCTTGACGGACAAGTAAGAATTGCTTACCTTGTGGTCATGGAAGGGCGCAGAGAGGTAAGCGCCAACGGGCAGGACGCCCACCGCTCTTTACCAACTCGACAACGCCTCCCCGGCTACAACAGGGGCGACAGCGGCCCACACGGCACGCTGGCGACTACCACGAACCCTAGCGGGGCGTCAGGCCATGCCAAGAGGCTAGACCCTGACGCGGTGCGAGAGACGGGCAGCGCCCGGTGAGCATCAGGCCGAGAGCGAGGCTGCGAGGTAGGAGAGGGTTAGCTAACTAGGGAAGCGAAGGAGATCGCACCTATGAAACTGAGCGATGTTTTTGAAGTGAACGGCAAAGATCTTTGCTGGAAGA